AAGCCGGTGCCCAGTTGCACCAGGTCGGCATCGGCGGCGGCCTTGCCGATGGGCATGTCCACCAGCAGGCGGCGCTCGTGCGTGACCAGCCAGCGGGTCACCAGATTGATGCCGCACACGTGCTGATAGACCGGAATCAGCACCAGCGGAAAGCGCCCGTTGTCAATCCACTTGTAAAGCGCCCAGTGGTCGTTAAGGCCCATCTCGGCGGCGATGCGCTCCACGCTGAGGTTGTGCGCCTCGCGGGCGTGCTCTTTGATCTTTTCCAGTGCGTCGCGGCAGCTGGTGGGCTGGTAGCGTTTCCAGAACGCCCGGCGGCTTGGAGACAGGCGCGCGCTCATGGCCGGGCGCCTTCCAAACAAATAGCCGGCGTGGGGCTGGCGGCGGCGCAAAGCCGGGCAAACAATACGGCCAGAGCAACCACACTGGAAATCAAAGATGCAAGCTGTTGTGTATCAATGCCTGGCGTGCGGGAATCTGGCGACCTCAGTTGTCCCGGTTCTGCCGCCATCCCAATGGGAGTGGAACCGGCGGCAGGTCCCGCGCCTGCTGTGCCCGGCATGCGGTTGCGCGTGCGCGCCGCAGGCGTGGCGGCTGGCGGCGTTTGAGGTCTGCGACCAGCACAGGGGCAATGGCATGAGCATTGAGGCGTTGGCCCATGATCTGTGGTCGAAGTGCCCGAACTCACTGGAATGCCATACGCAACGCCTGTATCAAGCTGACTGCGAACAGGCACAAGCCGTGATGCCCAAATGCCTGGCCGCGATCCATTCCCGCCTGACACGTATAGAGCGCCATCTACAGGCCACACCTGCACCAGATCGCCCACATAGACGCCGGGCAGGTCAGCCACCGACCAATACCAGCCCAAATGAGTGATCCGCAGGGCCGCATCAACGCAGCGCGCGCCGGCGCCAAGCACAGGCACGCCGGGCTGAAAGCCGGGCGCATTACGGGCCGGTGTAGGATGCTAGTTGCTCATGGCGGCACCTATGCGGCCAGGGCCGGGGTAGCCTTGAGGCCGAGCTTGACGGCGATCTCGTGAGACTGGCCGTAGTGGCCCTTCTCGTAGCCGTTGAGCAGGCGGATGACCTTGCGCGGGGCGTAGCCGTTTTGCCGCGCCCACTCCGAGCAGGTCACACCGTGGGCGCGGAGCTTGGCCTTCACTTGATCCGGCGTCAGCGGGTTGAGTGTTGGTGACATATTTGGTGTTTGTTTGGGCTTTGGATAGGGCGATTATGGTACGCGAATGCGTATCTTGCAAATTCTTGAGTTACGCAAATGGGTATTGGTGACCGACTGCGAGAAGAACGCGAACGCCTGGAGCTCAATCAGGAACAGCTCGGCGTGATCGGCGGTGTTCGCAAACAAGCCCAGTTGCTCTATGAGAAGGGCGAGCGCCATCCAGACTCGCAGTACCTCGCAGCCATTGCGGCTGGCGGCGCTGACGTGCTCTACATCCTCACCGGCCAACGCAGCCAGCCCGTGGCTGAAGTCGCTTTATTGCCGGGTATGGACCGTGATCTGTTGGACAACTTCCATGCCGCTCCGGCGCAAGTGCAAGCCGGGGTGAAAACGACCCTTAGCGCGTTCGCGCCTGCGGCGGGTCAAGTAAAGGGCCGCAAGAAGGCGGCGTAAAAAATGAACGGCCTACTCTCCCTGATGAACGGCCTACTCTCCCTGATGAACGGCCTACTCGCCCTGCTGTTGATCGTTTTGGCGATCGCCTTGGCGGTTTGGGCAGGCGCCAAAATTACCAACCGCCGCAACGCTGCCACGCGCGCGCCGGCCCGATTCGATCTCTCAAAAATCATCGTGGAGCGCACGCTTGGCAAGCCGCTGGACACGATGCCGCCAGTGCATATGACGATCAACCAAGCGGCGCAGGCGCTGTGGCCACTCAATGATCGCTTTCGTCCCCGGCTGGAGCAAATCCAGGCTCTGCCCTACGACAAGGCGCAGGAGGCGGCTGCGGATGCGGCCGTGGAGCGCTTGGTGCTGGACGATTCGGATTGGAGCGGCGAGCAGCTTGGCGTATGGCGCGTGCTGTGGGAGCGCCATAGCCAGGTGCTGACGCTGCTTGGGCTCAAGGCTACCGAGGCCGGTAGTTGGGACGCGCCTTTTATTCCGGTTCCAGAGCCTGCATCGGCGTCGCTTCGGAACAAACTGGCCATTGCATTCTTGCTTCATTCGACGCCGTTGCCGTTCCCAATCGCCGAGCGCGCGGGCATGGCGCAGCCTTCACCAGCGCCTGGGGTACCCCTCCAGAATACAAGCGGCACCGCCACTACAAATACAAGCATCGCCAGCATAAGCGCGTCTGCCCGGGCGTGGCTGAGCGGCGAGGAAGCCGCAGCGTTGGTCGCGCCTGCGCAACGATTCACTGACCTGCCCGATGGGAATCGATCCATACAGGAACTGGCCGCTGAACATCAGGGCTGGGAGCGCACCGTAGCCGGCCAGAACGAAGGCGCAACTTTTCTTGGGCCGACGCCCGCCGAGCAACACGTCCGGCTACTGGGGCTCTTGGCGACCAAACTGCGCGAGGATGACACCGAAGAGGCGATCGCCTGCCTGCGGCGGCAAAGAGAGCTTGCGAGCGCCATCGGCGAAGATAGCGGGCAGGCTGTCGAGTGGTGGCTGCGGCTGCCCAAATACCTGCAAACGGCAGGCCGGACGGATGAGGCGTTGGCAGAGATTGAATCGCTGATTGACCATGCCGCAGCCAATGCAAGGAACATATTTGCGCATCAGCCGCCCTATGTCGTGGAGATGTTCGAGAAGCAATCGTGCGCGCGGTTTTGTAGCGGTGCGGAATTGATCTGCAAGCGCGCCGATCGGCCCGAGCAACAAAGGCAATATGAGCACCGCCGGCATACTTACGAGGCCCGTGCAGACAAGCTAAGGGCCATCAAAGAGGCGGATGACGCGGCACGGGCCAAGGATCATGAAAGAGCCAAAGAGGCAGGCGGCCAAGCATTGCTTGACCTGCTTGCGGCGCGGGCCAAGGCCACCGAAGAAAACAGGCGGCGCAATCAGTCCGCGGCAGAGGTTTTTCAGCCCTTGCAGGCGCGGGTACAAGAGCGGATCGAGGATGTGCCTGATTTTTTCCAGGCCGCGCGGCATTCGCCGTTCGATCCCCTGACCTATCTGCGCGAGGGCGATATTGATGGCGCGCGGCAGGTGTTGCAGCGGCTGGCGTACCTGGTGCACCAGGACCGGGAAACGCACCCTGAACAGGCGGCGGAGTTCACCCGGCTGATGTGCATGTTCGTTGAGATCGACCCGTTGTTCAAGGCAGGCGTGCAAGCGGTGCTGCCCGTCATCGCCAATTCGCCGGGCGTCCGGCAAACGGAGCTTTACCCATTCATGAACCTGGATGTGGAGATGTGCCGCTACGTGCTGTATTTTGCGCACGAAACAGGCCGCATCAGGCGGGTCAAGAAGGGCAACACCTATCAGGTGTATTTGCCGCAGGCCGAAGACGCCGCACCATGAGCGACGTGGTGTGGGTGGCCGTAATCAGCGCGGGCGCTGCGCTGATTACGGCGCTGCTGACCCAACGCCTAGCCACGTCAGCAGCAAATAAACAAGCAGACCGTTCAGAGCGGCGAGAAGCAGTGCAGTGGGAACGAACCGAAGCGTTGCGGCGAGAGGAGATTCAGCGCAAGGCCGCTCAAGACGCGCTGGCATGGGAACAGGCCGAGGCATTGAGAAAGCAAGAGCTTCATGATGCGCGGTTGCGGGAGCTATGGAGTTCTGTTCTTGAGGCGCGCTGGCAGATGCTGGATATGCTAGAGCGGGCGGCGGGCAAGGGTGGTCCAACTCAAGCAGTGCCCGCTGTATCTGCCGCACAGATGCCAACGCACGCTGCTGGGCAAGCCTACGGTGTTGCGCTACTTTGGCTAACCGCCTTGCGCCCTGTGGCGAGGGAGTTTTACAAGGCGACGTCGGATTTCCAGATAGCCATGTGTGGCGCTGACAGCAAGAGAATGGAAGATGCGGCACAGGCATGGAATACGGCATACAAGACGCTGGAAGTTGCGGTAACGGCGCTGGCCGATGACGCGCTCAAGCACTGGCCCTGACTATCGCGCCCCGCCGCTCCGCCCCATTAGTGACACCCGTCATTTATTAATCCACGCGCACGCGCGGCACAGTGCCGGTATGTCCCAGGCCAAGCCCGCGCCGCGCGAGTGCTGTGCAAATTGCAGCAGGTTCTCCGCCGAGCGGGCCACGCTTGGGGCTTTCGGCTTCGGCTGCTGCGCTTACCGGCCCGATTGGTGGCAGGCCAGCCGCAGCGCCCGGTGCGCGTTTTCCCCTTCCCGATGGAGCAACGGCAATGCAACAAGACAAGACGACGGCGTCCCCCTGGCTGGTGCGGCTGGCGCGCGCGCGCATGGCGGACTGGGTGGTGGCGGCGGTGCTGCTGACGCTGCTGGTGTGGCTGATGGCCCCGCAGCAGGTGCCGGTGACGCTGTACAAGCTGAGCCTGGTGGCGCTGGCGGGCGTGGTGGGCTACTGGGTTGACCGCAGCCTGTTCCCCTACGCGCGGCCTGACCTGTTTTTTGAGTTGCACCACGGCGCCGCAGGCGGGCGGCAGGAGACCACGTTCACCAGCCTGGCGGGGGTGGTGAGTTTTGCCGAGCAAGAGGCAACGATCAACCTGGAATCGGCCAGCCCCGACCAACTGCTGCGGCTGGCCGGCGTTGCGATGGCGCGCCGCGCGTTGATCGTTGCGGCCACCATGCTGGCCGTGGGGCTGGGGGCTTGAGCATGGCGCGCCCGCCAAGCATTGCGTTCAGTTTGCGATTTTGCGCAAGTTTGATAGCCGCCTTGGCCTGCGCGGCTTGCTTGCCCGCCCGCGCCCAGGTGCCGCCGCAAGCCGGGCGCTACAAGTTGACGCTGCTGCGCGAGGCGCAGCGCCAGTGGGGCTTGGGCGCGCCGGCGGCGGCGCTGGCGGCGCAGGTGCAGCAGGAGAGCAACTGGCAAGCCGGCGCGGTCAGCCGCGCGGGTGCGCAAGGCATGGCGCAGTTCATGCCCGCAACGGCCGCGTGGTGGTGCGAGCGCACGGGCACGGCCCCCGATGATTGCCTGCCGCGCAACCCAATATGGGCGCTGCGCGCGCTAACGGGCTATGACTTGTTTCTGTACCGCCGCGCGCCAGAGTATCTGGGGGACTATGGCCGTTTGTGGATGGCCCTACGCGGATACAACGGCGGCGAGGCCAACTGGCGGGCGGAGGCGCTCAGTACGGGGCTGAGTGAGCCGACGCGCGAACAAATCGACGCCGCGTGCGGCAAAGCGCACCGCGCGCAAGCGCACTGCGCGGAAAACCTGAATTACCCGCGCCGCATTCTGGTCGCGCTGCAGCCGCTGTACGCGGGTTGGGGCGCCGTGTGGGGGCCGCAATGAACTACTTTGCCGGATCGGTTCTTGCCGCCGCGCTGCTTGCGCTGGCGGCGCTGGGCATACGCGGCTGCCAGGAGCAATACCGCGAGCAGGGCCGCGCCGAGGTGCGCGCCGACTGGGCCAAGGCCGACCAGGCGCGCCGAATCAAAGAGGGCCAGGCATTGATTGCGCGGCAGCAGGCCGAGCGCGACGACGAACAACGCATGGCCCGCCGGGCCGAGGAGAACGATCTTGCACAGACCAAACGTGAACAGGCTTTGCGCGAGCGCGCTGCCGCTGCTGACCGCGCTGTTGCTGGGCTGCGCGGAACAGTCGCCCGGCTTAACGCCGATAGCGCCGCCCGACGTGCCCAAGGCTCGTGCCCCGCTGCCGAGCGCGAGGCTCATGATGCGGCCACCGCCCGAGGGCTACTCGGCGCGTGTGCGGGCCGATATTCAGAGCTGGGAAAGCGAACTGACGAACTCGCCGCCCGAGTAATCGGCCTGCAGGATCACATCGTCACGGTGCAGCCCGAGGCGGCCGCGCTGCTGCAAGCGGAGCCGCCGCCATGAACGTGCTGGAAGACCTTTCTGTGCTGGCGCTGGCGGTGGCCGTTTGCACGCTGGTCTACACGCTGGTGGCCACGCGGGCGCTGCTGCTGCGGCACCACACGCTGGAGGCGCGGCTGGGCCAGTTGCCCACGGCGCAGGAGTTCACCGACCTGCGCGTGCAACTGGCGGGGCTGGAAGCCAAGCAGGCCGCGGTGCTGTCCGAGGCGCACGGCGCACTGGTGGCGATTCGAAGGGTGGAGGATTTTTTATTGAAACGGGATGCGACATGAGCAAAAACTTTGACCAGAGCAAAAACTTTGACCGCCATCTGGCCGAAGACCGCCGCTTGGTGATTTTGAGCGTGCTGGAGGGCAGCGCCGGTTACGAGACCAACGAATACACGCTCGAAGCGGTGCTGGCCGACATGGCCCACCATGTCAGCAGCGTGCGCCTGCGCGCCGATCTGGCCTGGCTGGCGGAAGCGGGGCTGGTCACCACGTCCAGCGCCGGGGGCGTGACGCTGGCCAAGTTGACGGGGCATGGCCTGGATGTGGCGCGCGGCAAGGCGGTTGCGCCGGGCGTCAAGCGCCCGCGCCCTGAGTAAGGGGAGCGCGGCCATGGCGCACATTCCCCGCGTTACCGATGAGCAGATCGACGGCCTGATCGTCGCCGAGCAATACCACCAGTTCCCCGGCACCACCGCGACCGTGTGCTGCATGACGCTGCGCAACGGTTTCAACGCCATCGGCGAGAGCGCCTGTGTCAGCCCGCAGGCATTCAACGCCGAAACGGGCCGCAAGATCGCCCGCGAGGCCGCGCGCCAAAAAGTGTGGGCGCTGGAAGGCTACCTGCTGCGCCAGCGGCTGCACGAGCGCCACCGCGCCGTTGAGGGTGATTGACCCATGGGCCGCCAATCCACCGTCTCAGCCTTGCCGAAGGCGCTGGTTCAAGCCTGCAATGGCCTGATCCGCGACGGCCACACCATCGGCGACATTCTGGCCGCGCTGCACGCGCTGGGGGCCGATGTGTCGCGCAGCGCCGTGGGCCGCTATGTCAAGAGCGCGCGCGAGTCGATGGAGCGTTACCGCCAGGCGCAGGAAGCGGCCAAGGTGTGGGTGGACAAGTTCGGGGCCGAGCCGGACGGCGACGTGGGCCGGCTGCTGCCCGAGATGCTGCGCGCGGTGGCCTACCGGACGCTGGACAGTCTGAACGAATCCGACAAGCCCGCCAAGACCAGCGACGTGATGCTGCTGTCCAAGGCGCTGCGCGACATGGCGGGCACGGCCAAGACGGGGATCGAAGTCGAAAAGCAACTGCGCGCCATACGCGCCGAACTCAAGGCCGCCGCCAATGACGTGGAGGCGCAGGCGCGGCAGGCCGGGCTGTCGGCGGACACGGTGCAGCAGATCAAGCAGCGCATCCTGGGCGTGGGGGATAAGGCGTGAAAACAGAACACTTCAATCAGTTGACGGAAGCCGAAGCCGAGCGGCTGGCATTGCTCGCTGAAGAATGCGGCGAAGTCATCCAAGCCATCGGGAAAGTCCTACGCCATGGCTATGAGAGCAGGCACCCGAACGGTGGCCCGACGAACCGCGAAGCGCTCGAGCGGGAGTGCGGCGACGTTTATTACTGCATCTGGCAGCTCATTGGCTCCAGTGACATTGATGGCAACGCAATGGGCCAGCGCGCTAGCGACAAGGCGTGCTCCGTTCGGCAGTACCTGCACCACCAATGACACCCGCCAATCTACCCGCCGCCCTGCTGCCCTACCAGCAGCGCTGGATTGCCGACCCGTCGCCCTTCAAAGTGTGCGAGAAGGGCCGCCGCACGGGCCTGACCTGGGCCGAGGCGGCCGACGACGTGCTGATCGCCGCCGCCGACAAGGCCGCCGGCGGGCAGAACGTGTACTACATCGGCCAGGACAAGGAGATGACCGAGGAGTACATCGACGCCTGTGCCATGTGGGCGCGCGAATTCAACCAGGCGGCGGTGCAAGAGGGCGAGGGGCTTTGGGAAGACGAGGATGACGACGGCAAGAGCCGCAACATCCTCACCTATTCGATTCGCTTCCCGCACAGCCGCCACCGCATCACGGCGCTGGCCTCGCGCCCGCGCAAGCTCCGGGGCCGCCAGGGCGTGCTGATCGGCGACGAGGCGGCGTTCCATGACGACTTGGACGCGCTGATCAAGGCGGCGATGGCCTTCCTGATCTGGGGCGGCAAGGTGCGCCTCATCAGTACGCACTTTGGCGTGGACAACGCTTTCAACGCGCTGGTGCAGGACATTCGCGCGGGCAAGCAAAAGGGCACGGTGCACCGCATCACGTTCCGCCAGGCGGTGCAGGAAGGGCTGTACAAGCGCGTGTGCCTGCGTACCGGCAAGCCCTGGACGCAGGCCGGCGAGGACGCCTGGGCGCAGGGCATTTACGACTACTACCGCGACAACGCCGATGAGGAGCTGGACTGCATCCCCAGCCAGAGCAGCGGCGCCTACTTCAGCCGCGCGCTGGTGGAGGCGCGCATGTCGCCCGAGTTGCCGGTGCTGCGCCTGTCATTGCCCGACGGCTTTGATCTGCGCCCCGCGCACGAGCGCGAGAGCGCGGTGCGCGACTGGCTGGCCGAGCACGTGGCGCCGCTGCTGGCGGCGCTGCCGGCCACGGGGCGCAGTTACTACGGCATGGACTTCGCGCGCACGGGCGACTTGTCGGTGATCGTTCCGCTGATCGAGGATCAGCACCTGCACCGCAAAGCGCCGTTCGTGCTGGAGATGCGCAACGTGCCCTTCAAGCAGCAGGAGCAGGCGCTGTTCTTCACGGTGGACGGGCTGCCCAACTTTGCCGGCGGCGCCAACGACGCGCGCGGCAACGGCCAATACCTGGGCGAGGTGGCCGCGCAAAAGTACGGCGCGGCGCGCATTCACCGCGTGATGCTGTCGCAGCAGTGGTACATCGACGAGATGCCGCGCTACAAGGCGGCGTTCGAGGACGGCCAGATCACCCTGCCGCGCGACGACGGCGTGCTGACCGATCACCGCACGGTGCAGATGATCAAGGGCGTGCCCAAGGTGCCCGATGGGGCCAAGGCCAAGGACGCCGACGGCGGCCAGCGCCACGGTGACTCGGCGGTGGCCGGGGCGCTGGCGTGGTTCGCCTCGCGCAATGCCGCCGCGCCGATTGAATTTACCAGCGGCGGCGCGGGCGACGCCGACGAATTCAAGGGGTTCATGTGATGGCCGCCGACAAGACCAAGACCGACCTTCCGCCGCTGGACAGCGAAGCCGCAACGCGCCAACAAGACCCGTGGAGCACGGGCTTCATGGGGCAGGTGCTGACCAACGACCCGCTGCTGCTGGAGCGCGCCGATCCGGGTTCGCTGGCGTTCGAGTTGTACCGCGACCTGCGGCGCGACGGCAAGGTGTTTGCCGGGCTGCAAAAACGCAAGCTCGCCGTCATCGGCAGGCCGTGGACGGTCGCGCCGCTGGTGGACACGCCCGAAGGCCAGCGCGACGCGGCCATCGTTACCGACATTCTGGGCGGCTTTGCCTTCGACCGCCTGTGCGCCAGCCTGCTCAATGCGCTGCTGGTGGGCTGGCAGCCCGCCGAGGTGGTGTGGACGCTGCGCGACGTGGCGCTGGAAGGCGGCGGCGCGCGCCAGATGGTGGTGCCCGACCGCGTGCCTTCGCGCCTGCACCGGCGCTTTGTCTACCGCGACACCGCCGATGGCCAGCCCCCGGAGCTGCGGCTGCTAACCCGCGAGGCCATGCAGGACGGCGTGCCGGTACACGAGCGCAAGTTCATCGTGCACGTGGTGGAGCCGGAGGACGGCAACCCCTACGGTACCGGGCTGGGGCTGCAACTGTATTGGCCCGTGTTCTTCAAGCGCAAGGGCGTGCTCGCATGGAACAAGCTGTGCGACCGCTTCGGCACCCCCACGCCCTGGGGCAAATACCCGCGCGAATCCACGCCGCGCGAGAAGGGCACGCTGTTCGAGGCGTTGCGCGCCTTCAGCAACGACGGCTTTGTCATGACGCCCGAGGGCACCATGATCGAACTGCTGGAGTCGCGCATGTCCGCCAGCGGCGCGACGCCCAACCAGAGCCTGGTCGAATACATGGACGACTGGATCAGCGAAGTCCTGCTCGGCCAGCCCCCGCGCGGCCAGGGCGGCGGCGCGCTGGCGGCGGCGGCCAACGAACGCGAAGACGTGCGCCTGGAGTTGAGCCAGGCCGACAGCGACCTGCTCAGTGAAACGCTCAACCGCACCCTGATCGCCTGGATTTGCGACTACAACGGCCTGCGGCCGTGCGTGGTGTACCGGCAGGTGAGCAAGGACGCCGACGCGAAAGCGATGTCGGAAACCGACCGCAACGTGGCCGCCCTGGGCTTCAAACCCACGCCGCAATACATCACAGACCGCTACGGCGAAGGCTGGAAAGAAGGCTCGGCCCCGGAGCCGGCGGGCAACGGCGGCCGGCCGGCCAGCTTTGCAGAGGGCGCGGCGGATGGCCAGTCGGCCATCGATGCCGCCATCCAAGCCGTGCCAGACGCGCAATTTCAGCAGGCGATGACGGGCCTGCTGCAGCCACTGCTGAAAGCCATCGAAGGCGCCCACAGCTACGAGGACGCCCTGGCGGCGGCGCAGACTGCCTATCCGCTGATGGACGAGCGGCAGTTGCAGGCGCTACTGGCGCGCGCGGTGTTCAGCGCGGATATTTTCGGCTATGGCGACGATTCAAGCGCGGCTTGACCTGGAGCCGGCCGACGCGGTGGCGTATTTCGCCGCCAAGCAGCTGACCCCGAGTTGGAGCTACCTGGACACCTGGGGCAGCGCCAACGTGCGCCAGTTCGTGGTCGCCAAGGCCACCACGCTGGACGTGCTGGCAGCCATCAACGAGGAGACGGCCAAGGCGATCAACGGCCAGATTACGTTCCAGGACTTCGTCAAGACGTTGCGCCCCAGGCTGATGGACCTGGGCTGGTGGGGCCGCCAGGAAGTGCTGGACGGCGAAACCGGCGAAATCACCAGCGTGCAACTCGGCAGCCTGCGGCGCCTGCGCACCATCTTCCAGACCAACGTGCAGACGGCCTACATGGCCGGGCGCTACAAGCGTTACCTGGAAGGCGCCGCGTCGCACCCTTACTGGCGCTACACCGCCATCATGGATGGGCGCACGCGCCCCGAGCACGCCGCGCTGCATGGGCGCGTGTGGCGCTACGACGATCCGGTCTGGCAGGTGATCTGGCCGCCCAATGGCTGGGGCTGCCGCTGCCGGGTGCAGGCATTGACCGAGGCGCAGTTCAAGGCGCTGGGCGTGCCGCTGGAAAACGGCTCCGGCGCCATCGTGCCGACCGAGGTGGTAATCAACAAAGCGGGCGACACCGTGACGGTGCAGGGCGTGCGCTACAAGGACGCCTTTGGCCGCGAGCAAGTGTTCTTGACAGACCCTGGGTGGGACTACAACCCGGGCGCTGAGTTCGTCCGCATCCAGCAATTGCTGGACATGTTCGCCCGCAAAGCGGCGCGCGTGCCCGCGCCGATGGCCGCCACGGTGGCGCGCGACCTGATGGTCAATGGCGGACTGACTGCCATGCTGGATCGTGCCTGGATTTCATGGGTAGGTACGGTATTTGCCGACCCAGTCACGCGCAAGCGCGAAATGGTGGTGGGGTTTATGCGCCCGGTTGACGTGGCGGCGCTGGCTGAGCGGGGCGTGCTGGTGGAGGATGTGGCCATTGCGGTGCAAGATTCACGACTGGTGGGTGGCGCCAAGGCCGCGCGGCATTTGGCGCGAGGCAATGCGTTGAGTCAAGCCGACTGGGATGCGCTGTCGCAGCAGATTCGCCAGCCACAGGCGGTGCTTTGGCAGTCCGATGGACAGCGCTTGCTGTATGTGTTGGCGGCTGATGGTGGTCAGGCGCAGCGGGTGGTTGTCGCCCCAAACTACATGCAGCACGGTAGGGCGGCTTCTGACAATCTTCGCACGGCCTATTGGACCAACTTGGAAGACTTGCGGGCGGATGTACGGGGTGGGCTCCTCGAACTGATCGAGGGGCATCTGTGAGAAGGTCCACGCGCGGAGGGGCTGCCGTTCCCTCATCCAACCTCGGAGCCTTGCGGCCCGTCACCTGTGCTCGGCTAGCAGAAAATTTCCGGCGTCGCGCGTGGTGTTCTGATTATAGGAAGGCAAGCACTCATGGACAACATTACGGTTGCAATTGATGCCGGTGCCGCCAGCGCCAAGCTGGAGGCATTGGCCGCCAAGCTCAAACACCCCCGTGATCTGTTCCAAGCCATCGCGCAAGTGCTGGAAAGCGAGACCGAGGCTAACTTTAAAGCGCAGGGCCGGCCTGGGTGGACAAAGCTGGCCGACTCCACCGTGAAAGAGCGGCTCAAGCGCAACAAGGGCGGCACCGTGCTCCAGATCTTGCAGGACAGCGGCATTTTGGCCGGCAGCATTTCCAGTGACTACGGCGACGATTTCGCGCGCGTGGGCGCGGCTACACCTTATGCCGCCATCCATCAGTTCGGCGGCACCATCGTGCGTCCGGCACATCTGACCAAGGTGCGATTGCGCACCGATGCCAAAGGGCAACTGGTGCGCCAGGGCGACAAAGGCCGGTCCGCCAACCTGGCCGTGTTCGCCAAAAAGAGCCACAAGCTGGCGCGCGAGAGCCGGCATGAGGTCGGTGAGTACACGATCGACATCCCGGCGCGGCCATACCTGCCGTTTAAGGGGACAGCCGACAATGCTGTGCTGCAACCGGAAGCCGAGCGGTCGATTCTGGACGAGATCACGAAGTGGCTGGAGGCAGCCTGACCTCCTTCAAGCCCGCCCAAAGCTAACCAGCCCCGCCGTTTTGGCCTTTGCCACCACCGCAACGCATTTGCAATCCCCGTCCCGATAAATCCCACTCAATCCCCCAGAATCCCGGATTTATCGCACTTCCCCCCGTCTATTTATCTCACTCCCCTTTATGCGGCAACCAGATGAATTTTGGTGTTCCATCCTCCCCGGCTGCGCCCAATGGCCTGCGGTCCATTTTTTGGGGCGCACCCATGCCATCAGGATGAACTTTGACGATGCTCGAGTCCAAACACACCGACTCGATGCGTACGTTGAGCAAACGCTGGCGCTGCAGTTGTTCAAAGACGCGGGCCAGCACACCGGATTGGTTCCAGCGTTTGATGCGTGTATAGATGGTGTGCCAGTTACCAAAGTGAGCAGGCAACGAGCGCCATTTGCAGCCGTTGGCAGCCATGTAAAGGATGGCGTTGAGCAGTTGCAGATTGTCCAGGCGCACATTGCCACGTTGGCGAGGCAGGTATGGCGCGATGCGTTTGAATTGCTCGGCAGTCAGTTGCATGGCTGGAGTGGTCCCATGATTGGGATGAACCCATTTTATTAGAGTTAACAGGCCCTAAACCAGAGCGGCATCCAGAATTTCGATCCAGTGCCGCACCGGTACGTCCGTGCCTTCCTGCAAGTGCAGGATGCAGCCGATGTTGGCCGAAACGATGGCGGCGGGCTTTTCTTCCGATTCCGAACCCAGCAGATGGCCGATCTTGCGCTCGCGCAGCCGCGTGGCGATATCCGGTTGCAGCACCGCGTTGGCGCCGCCTGCGCCGCAGCACATCTGCGCATCTTCATGCGCGGGCCGCAACTTGAAGCCGAGTTGCCCCATATATTTTTCGACCAGACCGGGCAGCTTCTGGCCGTGTTGCAGCGTACACGGCGGGTGATAC